GCCTACGGCAACGTGAATGACCCGCGTGTCATCTCACAGATCTGTGGGCCAGACAAGATGGCATACTCGGCCTATATGTACCCGTTTGCTGATATTATCAAGCTGCAGGACTGGTATGCGTTTAGCAAGACCCCTAGGGAGATTGCTGAGCGTGTTGCACAGATCTGCGAGTCCGCAAACTATGTGGACAATACTGATTTCAGCAGAATGGACGGCCGTGTCGGCAATGTGGCACGTGAGCTAGAGACTCGGGTGATGCTGGCTGCTTTTAAGCCAGAACACAGAACTGAATTGCACGAGTTGATGCGCAATCAGTACTGCTTGAGGGGCGTGATGGGGTCTGGGGTCAAGTATGACACTGGACTGGCACGCTCTTCTGGATCACCAGAGACCTCCGCTTTCAACACTATGCTGAATGCATTCATCATGTATCTCACTCTACGCAAACAGCTCACACCGGAGGGTGCCTACAACTCACCGCACGAAGCGTGGGCAGGGTTGGGCATCTACGGGGGGGATGACGGACTGACGGCTGGGTTGGATCGTAAACTTGCCGAGAAGTCGGCAGCGGCAGTGGGGCAGAAACTGGAGCTCTTGAGAGTCCATCGGGGTGAACTCGGTGTGTCTTTCTTAGCCAGGCGTTATGGGCCCGACGTTTGGTTTGGAGCAGCTGATAGTTGTTGTGATATAGCTAGACAGCTCGCCAAGTTCCACGTTACTGTGCATCTACCAAGCAGTATATCTGCGGTGGATAAATTGCGGGAGAAGGCTTTCGCATTTTCGCTGACTGACTCCAACACCCCGGTTATCGGCGCGTTTTGCAAACGCGTTCTGACTTGTTACCCGCTACGTCCAAACAGGTTTCGTAACATATTGGACTTGTGGCGCGTTGAGCTGGATACCTCCAAGCAGTACCCAAATACATACGGAGACTGGATGGAGGATCTTCTCATGGAACAGGTTCCGACCTTCAATAAGGAGGTTTTCGACAACTGGGTCTCGGATGCTACCGGACTGCAGCTGCTAACGCCCCCAGCGTTGGCGGCTCGCGTTGAACCGAAGCCGAAATCAGGACTGGTGGTGATTGATGGGGACGTCACCGGTTCAAACGATTCCGAGAGGAAACAAGAACCCGAAGCACCGTCTGAAGGCTCTAACGGAGCGGGGGCTGCGAAAACCATCGCGAAGTCTAAGGATCTATCCAAGACTATCGCGGTAAAGGTTAAGCAGTACCGCGCCCGTAAGCCCAAGGACCAAAGACCAAGTCGCTTGG